AAGGGGGCGAGATTTTAGGATAAGAGAAAGACCGGGCGAACGCCACGAGAAGTGGAAGCGAGGCCGTAGTCCGCAGAACCGGCGTGGGTGACAAGGGCGAAATAGGAAGCGGAATCCTCAACCTTGTTCTGCAACCAGTACCATTCCCATGTACCTGTCTCCGAGCCTTGGAAAGCGATACGTTCACGGCGATTCTCCATGCCGTAGAAGCGTCTCACAGATACAGGCTCGTCCTTACCGTAATGGTTCTCTCCGAAGATTTCACGCTCGGTAGGAATACGGAGCATATCAAAGCGGTTCGTCTGACCTACTCGCATACCAACCATGCGACCCTTGATTTCCTCCGGGAAGCTCTCGAAAATTTCTCCGTTCAACTTCTTGCGAAGGTCGGAATGTTCGTAGTCAACCTTTTCGGCTCTGCCAGGATTCTCGAACATTTTCTGCTCGTCCTTGAGACAGTCAACGGTGATGAAAAGCATACCGTTCGGGGTCTCACGAATGGCTTTCGCCTTAACCTTCTCCCCGGTGGTGAGTGTGAAGGAGATAATGTCTCCCAGTTCAAACAGTTCAGTGTCAATAGTCATGTTTCTCATAACTTCCATGATAAAATCCTCCTTAATCTTTATTGGATAAGTTTTTGTCTTGCTGTGATTATAAGATAACACATACAAGATTGAATGTCAATACCTAAAAGATAAAAATTTATCTTTTCTGTGCAAGTTATCGTCTTCTGTGTTTTAGTGCTTTTCGCACTCCCTCGGAGCGTTGCTCGTATAGCTCACTGAATCGCCTATGTTCCTCACGAATGACTTTCTTTTCTTCCTCCCACAGTGCCTTTTCGTATAGGTACTCGGGACATACACCGTGACAGCCGGGGTGTCGCTTCGGAGCAACGCAGTCCTTACAGCATTTAATCTTCATCGCTTGTACCTCGTGACGCTGTTGCAGATAGTTCGCAGTTCGTTCCTATCAAGAGGTGGGTCACAGGCAACCGTATTGGCGTACAACAGCTCCTCGTAAATCTGTGACTTGGAGTAGCCTTGATTGTGGAGCATACCAGCGAGGGAGGTGAGACAGATATTGCGGCTTCCGTCCGGGATTCTTGGATATACTGGACGGAGCTTTACACGCCCATTCACGACAGGTTCTTCCCATACCGGGGCGTATATCTTGTCTCGCCCAACAACCACCTTATCGGAGGTCTCTCGAGCTTCCGGGAAGTATTTCTCCACAACATAATCAATCGCTTCTTGGTTCTCGATGATTTCTCGGTAGAGAAGGGTGTTCCCGGTCATAATGAAGTAGCGAGCCGCCTTGTAAATCTCCACGCCAGCAAGATTGTTCTTGCCCTTGAAGGGGAGAGTTCCACGGAGTAGGATATGGAATCCACGCCCACTCCGGGATTTCTCCGTATAGCTGTGGCACTTACCGACAATATCAGCCCCGAGGACGCTCATAAGACCGTCTTCATCGTACCCCTCGTCAATATCAATCCCGACATACCCATTGTCCGCAAACACGAAACCGCAGTAGTCGTAATAGTGCTGGTTGTACGATTCGAGAGCAGTCTCGAAATCAGACCATGTTTCCGGGTTGGTTGAGGAAGCGGCTTCGTTCTCCCATGCTTTCATAGGGACTTTGCTTCCATCATTCGCACACACCCACTGGTCGAGTTTCTTTAATTCCTCGGGAATATTGTCATAGTAAACCACGCCGCTTTGCCACCTTTCTTTCCAGCTCATTTACGAGCTTCCAAATGCTGTCCTGTGAGATACCTTTGGACTTCGCCAACTGATAGATATTGTCCGGGACGGTATCACCCTCACGATAGATATACAGAAGCATTGCTCGGTCATTATCGGAGAACGACTTGAGTGCGCTGTCACACGCCGCCCAGTTATGCTTGTCTGCTTCCGAGTGGAACTTCGGTCTGTCGTGTCGAGCATAGAATCGCAGACAATGATTCACATACTCGGAGTAGAAAGTTCGGCTCATTTACTTGCCCTCCTTCATTTCCCCATACATGGAACTCAACTGGGCTTTCTTTGCTGTCTTCTTGACCTCAACACCCTCGAAATACCACTGGTTATCAATGCAGATAGGGTAGTCCGGGTTGTCGGATTCCACCAGCTTACCAGTGTCAATGATATGCTGTGCCGCAGACACGGAGAGGTTGTTCTTTACGAAGTCCTTTCCGGTGCGAAGCAGAGCGTTCACTCTGCCGTTGGTGTTCTTCAACTTATACATTTACGCTTCCTCCTTATTTTTCTGAAATTTAACTCCGCAGTATTCGTACACCATGTTCTGATATTCCTCCAAAGTCATATCCCCATCGGAGAACGCTTGATACTCGTCAATAAGAGCGTCCGACAATCTCGGCAATCTCTTTTTCATTCCCCAACCGAATTGCTCGTGCATGACTTTGATAGGAATGGACAGGAGCAATACCATAGCGGTTTCTGTGGCTTCTTCGGCGGCTTCTCGTTTGATACGGTCAATGTCGCTTTTCTTCATACTGATAATCGGGTCTTTTGCCACGGAAGACCCTGTAAGTTTGGCTTGTCTACGCCGTTCAGCTCTGTTCATTACCCACACCTTCCTTCAAGAGCGAACCATAAGGGAGGGTGAGAATCCAATCGCAGAACATACGCCACTCGTCCAGCTTGTGACCTCTGCGATATTCCAGCATGTTCAGAAGGTTTTCGTAGGTCATAGTGACCGTTCGCTTCTGATTGAAAGAGGAGGGTAAAAGCTGAATCATATTCCACCAAAACTGCTTACGCTCTACATCGGTGAAATCATCCTCGCTTACGAGCCTGTTGTAATCGTTGTACCAGCCACGATTGTTGTTCAGCTCGTTAATCACAACACCGAGAATCGCTTTGCTCGGCTCGTCCAAATGCTCACAGGAGAAGTCCTCGAAGGTGAACTCCTTTGCCTGTATCTTGTGCATGGTGGAACAGCTATTCGCTGTCGTGCCGACCTTGTATGTATCGAACTCCTTCCACCAGTAGAGAGGAGCGGTAATATCCACCGATACGAAAATCTGACGGAGGAACTTACGGTGAGGTGCGCCGCCACGAATGAGCCGGGTCATAAGGTCTTTATCGTTGTCACCGATTGCGTAGCACTGGTACGGCGTACAGTCATGCTCCTTCGGGTGACAAATACCTTCTCGGTCGATGATTCCACACTTGCCACAGTCAACCGCCGGGTAACTGTCGGAGCGTTCCCAGCTATTGAGAGGATTTCTCATTCCACGGATAGCGTGTTCCCAGCCCCATACTTCGGGTTTCTCAAATTTAATCATCGCTCATTCCTCCTTAATAGCGGTTCTTGGCTCGAGACAGGCTCGCCATCTGACGCTTCTTCATGTCCTCGTAGAACTCGTTGCTCGGGTTGTCTACCTTGTAGCAAGGGCGGTCTCCGAAGAACACACAGTAGGTGTCTGTGGTCTTCTCATGTACGATGGTGGTGTATTCCTCGGTCATAGCCGAACCAGCCATAACAGGCTCGCCAGTCTCGGTCACATCGAACCCGGTACAGGTGCTACCCCAAATCTGTGAGAAGCACTCAACACTGAAATCGAGGTAGACTTTCTTGCGGCTATCATTCTCCTTAATCTCGGCAATCTTCTGAACGAAGTCCGGGTCATGGGCGAGAGCCTGTTGTGCCTTATAGAGCAGAAGCTCCAAATTCGGGATTCTTGCCACCATACCTCACACCCCCTCTACATGAGAAGCGAGCATATCGGCTTGGTGTGTCCACAGAACATTTGTATATTTATGCACTGCTCGTGTATAATCGTTCCACTCGGACTTATCGCAGAAAGCTCCCATGTGATAGCGAATACACATGATTTCCTCCTCGGTGAGCTTGAAATACTGTGCCAGCACCATAACCGACTTATCGCCGTGACCCTTGAGCAGAGTGTCCGTAGCGTATTCCCACTTGGAATCGTCTCTGATTTCCTCGCCGCCGAAAGTTTCAGCAATGACCGGGTGCTGGTAGTTGTCCATCTTACAGAGGTCGTGGAACATACCAACCAGCAGAGGTGAGCGAGGGTTCTGCCAGTCAAGGCGGCAATCCTCGGTAAGCTTCTTGAGGTAGCGAGCTACCATGTAGCTGTGGTCGAATAAACCACCCTCATAATTGCCGTGATACTTGGTGCTTGCCGGAGCGGTGAAGAATCCCTTCTCCAACAGGTCTTTCTTGACCTCCGGGGGAACAATGTCACCCATGAGGTTATTGAACTTCTCAATACGTCCATCGGCTCTTGCAGTCTTCTGCTGACCGGTGTAGAATGAATGGCACTTGGAGCAAACTTCTACGTGGATTTCAGGCTTTGTGGAGCCGGTCACGAAAGTATTGCCGCAGTTGCAGGTTACAGTTGCCTGATAGTACTGGGGATGGATTCCTTCTTTCATCGCTTTCACCTCTCTATGATAATTACAGTATATTTTGTCGTTCTCATCCGCACTGCTTATGGAACCACAAACAGCGGTATTATTGTAACATAAGCATACGTGACATGCAAGAGATAATTTAAATAAATTTATTCTTTTTTACCATCTGTACAAACTCATCATTATTACGGGTTCTTGCAAACATATCCAGAATCCGGTCGGTGGCTTCATCCGGTTTCAGACCGTTCAGCGCCTTGCGCATGATATTGATTGCCTCCAGTTCCTCCTGGGTCAGCAGCAAATCCTCTCTTCTGGTACCGGATTTTGCCAAATCAATGGCAGGAAAAATTCTCTTTTCAGAAAGCTTTCTGTCCAGAATCATTTCCATATTACCGGTTCCCTTAAATTCCTCGTAAACCACATCATCCATCTTGCTTCCGGTATCTACAAGCGCCGTTGCAAGAATCGTCAGGCTGCCGCCCTCTCGCATGTTACGGGCTGCACCGAAAAACCGCTTCGGCATATGCAGCGCCGCCGGGTCAAGACCACCGGACAGGGTACGTCCGCTG